CTCTAAGCAGAACTTAAATAAACTAGAAGCAGCATATGGTTCTAATTATAGAGAAGCTTTAGAGAACATGTTAAAAAGAATGAAGTCTGGTAAGAATAGAAACTTCGATGGTGATTCTAATACGGGTAGATTTTTAGACTGGGTCAACGGTAGTACTGGTGCAATAATGTTCTTTAATACTAGATCAGCATTACTTCAGACTATATCTGCAGTAAACTTTATAAACTGGTCAGACAATAATATATTGAAAGCATCTGCAGCATTTGCTAATCAACCTCAGTATTGGAAAGACTTTGCCTATTTATTTAATTCGGACTTTTTGAAAGAGCGTAGAAATAATTTAACTATTAACATAAACGAAGCTGACATTGCTGAAATGGCAAACAAAGGTGGAGTTAGAGGTGCTATTAGTTATATACTTCAAAAAGGATTTTTACCTACACAGTTTGCTGATAGTTTTGCTATTGCATCTGGCGGAGCTACGTTTTATAGAAATAGACTTAAGTCATATTTAAAAGAAGGATTAAGTCAAAGCGAAGCGGAGCAAAAAGCATTTGATGATTTTAGAGAAGCAACAGAAGAATCTCAACAGTCAAGTAGACCTGATAGAATATCTCAACAGCAAGCTGGACCATTAGGTAGAATAGTGCTAGCGTTTGCAAATACACCTTCTCAGTATGCTCGTATCATAAAGAAAGCTAGCATGGATTTAGCAGCTGGAAGAGGTGATGCTAAAGTAAATATATCAAAAATACTTTATTATGGCGCTGTGCAAGGAATAATATTCAACGCTATACAATCTGCGTTATTTGCCGCTGACTTTGAAGACGAAGAAGAAATGGATGAAAAGTATATGCGTATGGCAAATGGTATGGCAGACGGTATACTAAGAGGTATCGGTGTTGGTGGAGCTGTTGCAAGTACTGTAAAAGGTGGAGTGCTAAAAGCAATAGAAGAATCGGAAAAGAAAAGACCAAACTATGAGAAGGTTGCGTTTGAAATGACAAAAATATCTCCTCCAATATCTTCAAAGTTGTCTAGATTAAATCAAGCAGCTCGCGAAGTACAGTGGAACAAAAAAGAGATGTCACAAATGGGTTGGAGCTTAGATAATCCAGCTTGGCTAGCAAGCGCAAATGTAATATCTGCCACAACTAACATACCAGCAGATCGTGTTATAAAGAAAATAAACAACATAGATGCAGCATATAGTCAAGACTTAGAAATGTGGGAGAGAATGGCACTACTTGGCGGTTGGTCTGAATGGGAATTAGGTATTCAAGACGACAAAAAGAAAAAACAAACCGGTGGAAGAGTCGAGGCTGGATCTAGGGTTGGCAGTGGAATAAGAGTTGGTGGTGGTAGAAGGGTAAAATAAAATCAAATCAAGTAATAAATATTATATGGCCAATAACATAGAGATAACTCTAGATGATTTAAATTTAAAACAACATCCGCTAGAGCCGCATCAATACATAAAGCAATCTAGTCCAAAGAAACAAATATATTTGCACCATACGGTTGGTGGACCAACAGGCGAACGCACGATAGATATTTGGGCTAATGATAGAGCTCGTGTTGGTACTGCTGTTTGTATATCTAGAGACGGATCTATTGTGCAAGCGTTTTCTTCTTTATATTGGGCGTATCACTTAGGACTTAAAGAGTCTGTGTTTGATAGTAAAGGTTTACCTTATGTATCGTTAGACAAAATAAGTATAGGCATTGAACTATGTTCATACGGACCATTAGAACCATCTGGGAGCAGGTTTAAAAGTATATACGGCAATTATATAAACGCAGACGAAGTCTGTACGTTAGATGAAGAATATAGAGGTAGTAAGTTCTGGCATAAGTACACAGATGAACAAATAGAAAGTGTTCGTAAATTGTTATTGTTCTGGAGTAAGACTTATAATATTCCTTTAGATTACAATGAAGACGTATGGGATGTTACCATGCGCGCATTAATGGCTGAGCCTGGCGTTTATACTCACAACAGCGTTAGATACGATAAAGCTGATATATATCCAGATCCAAGAATAATTGAAATGTGGAAAGGTTTAACTGAATGAAAAAACTAGACAAATCAAAAATGAAATGTAACTCTCCTAAGCCATCGCCAAAAGCTGGTAAAAAGAGGGTTGTAAAAGCTTGCTCTGGAGGTAAAGAAAAGATAATACACTACGGCGCATCTGAGTATGGTCACAATTATTCTGCTGCTGCTAGAAAAAGCTTCAGGGCTAGACATGGTTGTGCCAATGCAAAAGATAAATTATCTGCTAAATACTGGGCTTGTAAAGATTTATGGGCTGGTAAAGGTGGAAGTACTAAGTCAAGTCCAAAAGGAATAAGAGGTAAATATTAATATGGAATCAAGAGGATTAGGAGATACAATACACAAAGTAACAAAAGCCACTGGCATTAAAAAGGTTGTAGATAAAGTATCTCAAGGTTTAAATATACCTTGTGGTTGCGAAGGCAGACGCGAGGCAATGAATACATTGTTCCCATACAGTAGAGGAGGAAAACAAAATAAAAAATGAAAACATTCTTAGACGAGATCGGAATAAACATTATGCAAAGTATAGCTGGTTTATTCGGGAGCTTATTATTGCTTGGCAAAGGTGCTGCTATAAATTGGAAGCAATCTTTCTTTTCTATAATAGCTGGAGTAGCTAGCGCTAATTACATTACACCAGTTGCAGCGCACTTGCTAAATATCAGTGACGTAAAATACGAAAATGGTATTGCATTTGTTTTAGGTTTTCTAGGATTAAAAGGAGTTGAAGCTGTGTCTAAAAGATTTTTAAATAAAGTATAATGGATTTACTACAAGTTATAAACGAAATAGCAAACTTATTTATATTTGTTAATGCTACATTGTTCTATATATTTATATTTGGAAGAGAAATAAAAGCATTGGCAAGATTAAACATTTTTGAAACAATACTATTGAGGATAGGATTAGCAATACCATCAATTGGCGCGCTATGGAATGTACTATCTGCTCAGTATCCATTAAATGTAGAGATAATAATAAACATAGGATATGCCGCTTTGTTTACTTGGGCTAGCATATTTCATTATAAGGCATTCATAAGAAATAAATCATGAAAAAAACAACTATATTATTAACTGTATTGTTTATGTCTGTAGCTGCAATGGCTCAAATGGCAATACCAGGCGCAACATTTGCTGACAATCCATCGCGCTTTGACGGGCGTAAAGTAACTGTTAAAGGAGTTATGCTTGAATCAGCTAATCCACACGGATCACCAATAGCAGTTAAACCACACATCGGGCCTGTAGCTCCTTGTAATCCTCCTAGAGGTTTTAAACAAGTTAGCGTTAACTTTATATCAGCACCAAACTATAATGCATGTTTCTTTATGCAAGATCCAATGCACGATGCTCTAATGAGAGAACTTGCTAGTAGAGACATTGAGGCTGAAATTACTTTTAGAGGTGACTCTCGTATTGGATACAATGTCACTTTCTATAGATTAAAATTCTAATCGTGGGTAAGATAAGTCCAGCTTGTAAAGCTGCTGCTAAGAAGAAGTTCAAAGTATGGCCTAGCGCCTACGCATCTGGCTGGGGAGTTAGATGTACAAAAGCCGGTGGACCTGGCAATTTAGGAAAAAAGAAACCTAAAAATAAATAATATTATATGACGGATTATAACGATGAAGTTTTCAAAGCTAAAAGAAAACCTAAGAATCCAATAAAGTTTAAACTTCAATTAAACGAAGAACAAAAAGTAGCAAAAGAAATAATACTTGATAGCGCCGTTACTGTTGTGACTGGCGCTGCAGGTTCTGGTAAGACACTATTAGCAACTGCTGTTGGTTTAGATTTATTGTTTAGAAAAGAAATAGATAAACTAATAATCACTAGACCAGCCGTGTTAGCAGGCGAAGATCTTGGATTTTTACCTGGTGACATATCAGAAAAGATGGATCCATGGTTGCAACCTATATATCAAAACTTCTATAACTTATACGATAAGAATAAAATAGAAAAAGAGATAAGCGAGGGCAATATTCAAATACTACCACTTGGCTATATAAGAGGATTAACATTTACTAATGTAATGTTGATCGCTGATGAAGTACAAAACTTAACACATGCACAAACAGAAGCATTACTAGGTAGATTAGGACATGGATCAAAAATGGTTTTATGTGGGGATATAGCGCAGATAGATTTGAAAGATAAAAAAATAAGTGGACTGTCTTTCCTGCGTCGTGTTGAAGAGCAAGTACCTGGCTTTAACTTTGTATGCCTGAAAAAGAACCACAGGCACAGTATCGTTCAAGATATATTAAACGTATATAAAATATTTTCAGACTAATGGCATTTAAATTAAAAAATAAGAACCAAGTATTAGGTTTACATGAAACATCTAATCATCTTGATAATGTTATCAAAGAAGTAGAAATGCCAGAGAAAAATATGTGGGGTTTTGTAGATGAGCATAAGACTATTCATATAAATAAGGATCTCTCTAGAAAAGATAAGTCTTTAGTTATAGCTCATGAAACAGTACATAAACAACAGATAAAAGATGGTAGACTAAAGTTTGACTCTTTGAATTATTCATGGAAGCAAACACCAACATCGTCTGAAAGTAGGTATCCAACTATGAGTGTTAATCCAAAAGACAAAAGTCTGCCTTGGGAGAAAGAAGCTTATGCTAACATGTACAAGATACAAAGAGATATAAAAAGAAAAAGAAATGCCTAAGAGTAAAATAAAAGGTGGAGGAACTAAAAAAGTTTGTTTACCTTATGACAAATATAAAAGTATGAGTCCAGCTGAGAGACAAAAGCTTATTAACGCTAAGCAAAGGACAGCGGCAAAAGGAGGATACAAAAGACCAAGTTCTACAAATGTTAAAGACGCCAGAAAACCTGGAGCAACATTGCGAGATTGGTTTCAAAAAGAAAAATGGGTTAACATCGCTAATGGGAAACCTTGCGGAGAAAAATAAAAAAAAGGGGCATAAGCCCCTTTATTCATTTCTAGCCGTCGCAACTTAAGCAACTTTCATCTAGAGCTTTCGAAGCTATATCGCCTCTTAACACAGACTCGGTTCGCATATAGTACAAAGTCTTAATACCTTTTTTCCAGGCTTCCATATGGACTTTATTAATCCACCTTGGAGACGCTTCATTTGGAAAAGCAAGGTTTAAACTAACACTCTGATCTATATACTGTTGTCTAATTCCAGCTTGATTAACTAATTCTAGTTGGTTGATTTCTTTAAACGTTTTAAACACATCTTTTTCGTCTTGTGTTAAACAGTCTAAGTCTTGAACTGAGCCACCGTCTTGAAGTATTTTATCCCAGATTTCTTTGGTATTAAATCCCTTTTGTTCTAATAGCTTTTCTAATGTAGGATTCTTTCTTATGAAAGTACCTTTAGCAGACTGCTCTGTAAATACATTAGCTGCCCATGGTTCAATACCTGATGATACATTTCCAGATAATTTACTATTGCTTACTGTCGGTGCTATTGCTCTTAAATGTGTGTTACGCATTCCGCTGCCAACGCACCACAATGGCTCACCATAGTACTCTGCTAGATCCATACTAGCTCTTTCAGATTCAATCTTTATCTGAGAGAATATTTTCCTAGTTTCATATTGAGCAAACAAACCTTCAAATGGTATCATTTTCTCTTGTAAGTATGTATGCCAACCTAATACGCCAAGACCTAACGCTCTACCTTTCTCAGCTGATCTAACTGAATTTTCAAATCCAATTTTACCTTTTGCTTTCTGTATAAACTCTTCTAGTACTCCATCTAAAAACCAAGTAGCATCGTAAATTAAATTACTATCTTTCCATTCGTCATACTTAGCTAGATTTAAAGAAGATAGACAACAAACAAAACTATGAGATTCATCTGTGTGCAATACTATCTCGCTGCATATATTAGTCATGTGAACTTTAAGTCCATTGTTTTTATATGCCTGAGGATTTGCTTTATTTGTATTGCCTTTAAATAATATATAAGGCTCTCCAGTTGCCTTGCGCTTGCGTATTAGTCTACTCCATTTGTCTCGCGCATCAACATCTCCATTTTCTAACTTACGCATAAACTTATCACCAACAACTACACACTGATGAAGGTTTAAGCTCTGTCTATTAACATCGCCTTTTGGTTCTCTTATTTCTAACCATTCATCAAAGTCTTCATGCTCAATGTTTATGTTTATTGACGCTGCACCACGTCTTACGGCTCCTTGATTCGTTGCTAATATTGTTGAGTCATATACCTTGCAGAAAGGTACTACTCCGTCTGATGTACCGTTTCCTGTTATCTTTGCACCAGCAGGTCTGATCATATTCATACCTACACCAACTCCTCCACCGTGCTTTGCTAATAGCATCATCTCAAGGTTCTTATTACCTATCTCATATATGCTATCACCAACATCAATACCAAAGCAACTTATCGGTAAGCCACGTTCTGTACCGGTATTAGACAGCACAGGGGATGCTAAACACAACCAACCCTGCCATACATACTTATAAAAAGTTTCAGTCAATTCTGGACGTCCTAGACGCATCGCAACTGTCTTACAAACCCTCATATAAGCATCAGCTGGAGACTCACCTGGTAGTAGGTATTGGCCACCAATTGTTTTCTTGTATACCTCGTTGTCACCCCATTCTGGGTAATCAACTCCTTTTATCCATTCATTATTCCACATATTATTTTATAAAGTGCATTATCCAAGCCGCAAGACCGTTCAAATATAATAGAACTAAGTTCCATTGTTTGCGTGCTGCGACTTGTGTTATTACTAAAACAAAGCCTATAAGAAACATGGGTGGGTGCAGGGTCCATTGCCCTGCTATTAAAAACCCTGTGCCCATGTAACCAAGTCTTCTTGCTATTCTCTGAAAGGGTGTTAATCCTTTATCACCAAGTAATGACTTGAGTAATTTATTTTTCATTACCAGATGTCTTCGAAGTCCTCACCTTCGTTTGCTTTTGAGTAGTCTGTTGGACGCATCGCAAAGAAATCAGTATGCGTATGTCCACCGGTTAGATGATAGAACCAGTCTAAATTGCTTGCCGCATTGTCATCGTACTCGAAAACTTTTTCATAGCCTAGCTCTACTAGTTTTTCGTTTGCGCGCTTGCGTATGAATTGTTTAAGATCGTGTGATGTTAGATTTTCAATATCTCCCATTTCAAACATCTTGTCGATATAGTTTTCTTCAAGACGTATCATAGTATCTGCAGCTTCAATTACACTAGATTTGCAAGCACCTCTTAGCTCTGGTATCTCGTCACACATATGGTTGAATAATCTACAACCCATCTTGCTATGTAGTGATTCGTCTCTTACAGACCATTTCATTTGTTGGCCTATGCCTTTTAGTAAGTTTCGTAATTGGAAACTATACAATACTGCAAATGCAGAGTACAAAGAAACTCCTTCTGCAAATCCACTAAACACTGCTAGTGATTTACCTATTTCAATTGGATTATGTCCTTCGTATCCAACAAGATTATCAAACCTTTCTGCCGTAGCTGGATCGTGCATAAATGCTTCGAAGTCTTCAAGCCCTAGTGTTTCATTAAGATAACTGTATGCAACTGCGTGTATAGTCTCTTGACTACCAAACATCATTGCCATTTGTTGTATCTCATGTTTTGGAAACCACTTAACAACTTTTTGTGTCCAGTAATCAGATACTGCGCACTCTGTCTGAGCAAACCCTAGTAGGATATTTCCTACCAGGTGTTTCTCTTTTGTTGTTAGCTTTTCGTTCCAATCTTTTACATCTCCTTGCATTGGTATTTCTGTGTGTAACCAAAATGCTTGTGCTTGTTTTAACCATCCTTCTGTGTAATACTCTGGGTATTCAAATGGCTTGTATGCTTTTCTACTTTCAAATAAACTCATCGTCCTTGTCCTTTATATTTCTTTTTATAGTTTATACTTCCTTTATGTCTCGATGTATTGTTTTTAGAATGAACACCAGGCCTTGAAACCTTTGATCTTTTTACTGTGATTGTACTTGTTAATGCTCTAGCCATTAATCTTCTTCCTCATCTGCGTTTTTTAAGATCTCAAGTGCTATGTCTAAGAAAGGAACGTACATAACATGTATAGTGCTTTCTTCTTGAGGGTAAGTTCTAAATCCAAATAAAATTCCTGGGTACAACCCAATACTAATGCTCCATTGTAGTTTTTTCATAATTTATATTTTTTACATTGTTCTAATAATTCTTTAAATGGTATGTGGCCAAAGTTTTCCCATCTCCATTTAATCCATTTGTCTAATCGCCTTTCGGCATACTTTCTCCTGGCTAACTCTTTCTGCTGCTCAGTATTAAGTCTATCACTTGATCGCATTCTTTTTGATTTTGAGGTTTATACAGTGTATAAGGACTTAGTTTACTTTCTTTAATGAGACTCTTAAACATTTTCCATCTTATTGGGAAGGACTCGTTAGCCCTTCCCTTACATTCGATTATAAATCCTTTGCCTATAAAATCTGGTGTATACTTTATATTGAGTACTTTTGATTTGCCTCTATTCTTAAACTCTCCTTTACCGTTGCTACATCTTTCGTAACAGTCAAATGGGAAGTAAAAGCTTTCGCATAATTCAAATGTTTCTCCTTCATATATTGCATCGATACCAGCATTTTTAAGAGCTAGATACATGTATTTTTCTAGTCCAGAAGCAAACTCTATTCCATCGCACGTTACTTTTTTAGCTTGTACTGGACCTTTACTTTTTGACTTGCGTTTATTCATTACACTTTTCTGAGTAAGGACTTTCTTCGTGAAGTCTTTGTAGCACAGCATCTTCGATGTCTAGATGTAAGCAATGTTTAGCAGCTTCTAGATACAACAAAGCATCCATTAGTTCTTCTTGCACGTCTATCATAAATGCTCTTAGATCTTTCTCTCCGTTAAGTACTTCATCGATCATTGCTTTGCCATACTTTTTCATGCCGACTTCGCTGCGTCTGTCGATTTTTTCGATTATATCTTGTACAATCTTGTCTTTTGTTTTTACTATATATTTACTTTCCATCTTTTACAAACGTTCCATTAATCATTTTACCTGTGCGTTGCTTTATCTCATTGTATGCTGCTTCAATGCAGTTTTCTATTGTTGTGTCTTCTAAGTGTGCCAAGTTGGTTAATACCACTACAATATCTCCAATAGCATCTATTGTTTCTATTCGATCTTTGTTTAACAGCGCTTTGCCTAACTCACCAAACTCTTCTGCCAGTTTCAAGTATTGAGTTTTTGAATCTCCTTTTTCGTATATCCCTCGTTCTTGAGCCCATGCTCTTATCGCTGGAAATAATGTGCCGTGCTTAAACTCTTCAACTTCTTTTACCGATTTGTCTTTATTTAAAAACTCTTCAGCGTATGCTTTATTATAGATATAGCAGCGCTCGTTGGTATATGAAGATGCTCTTGCATTATCTAATATCCATTGTATTGTGTTTGCCGTTATTTCAAACTCACCAAGATTTGTTTGCCATTTGTGGTTTGTGTTATCCATTAACTGGCCTTTTAGTTTGTTTAATGGACATGGGAATGTGGATGTCTGGTCTGTTACGTTAATTTTCATTATTCTTTTTAATAGTTTTTTATAAGTTATTATGTCTTTTTTGTATCCGTATGCTTGTTGATACTCTGCTTCTAGTTCAGATATAGAATTAAGACTATTTGATTGTGCTAGTATTTCATATTCGCCTTCTCTATAGCCTTGTCTCTTTATCAGTCTGTGCTGTATATCTTTAGTCACACCGATCTTTTTTCCTGGTATATGGTATAAGTAGTACGTCATATCTTGTCTTCGTATAGATGCATGTTATGTGCGTGATGATAGTACCAACCTGGTTGCAAGTTTAATTCGTCTGCTGCAAGCTTTTGTAACATACTAAATTGGTATTGATCATTACAGAAACCATACCACAGATCGTTAGATCGCATATACACAGACATGTTTAGTTTATTATTTAGTATTGTAAACTGAACCGCATATGTACATGGTGTATCGTTTTCGTAGTCACTTATTTCTTTACCATCGTATATACTAATTGCTGCTTTCCTTGTATTTGGATTTTCTTTCAATTGCATTAACACGCTGTATAACTGTTGGTTACGCTTCCATTGCCAACCATAGTTGGAGTTTACGTCACCGTTTTTATCTGCCATACGTTTCCATATTTCTGGAACTTTACCATATAGCTTGCCCAACTTTTCAATATTTCTATCTCCAGATAGATACCATTTCCATTCGGCGTCTGCATAGTCTTTGCTCCATTTTCTAAAGCTAGATTTTATACTATTGTTCATTGGATTTTCTATGTAAAATCCTACGTTGAACAAAGCTTTAGTGCCGTCGAAGTCTACACCTTGATCTTTTATCTTTATGTAGAAGTAATCGAATGCATCGCTAGCATTTTTAAATTTTGTCCGCATATTTCTCGTAATAATAAACGTGATATTCTGCTCGTTTCTTCTGATAGTCGGGGAACTTGTACTCCTCTTTTGTAGTACCTAAAAGTTTACGTGGTGGATGTTTACCTCGTTCTATATCTATAACCCATCGTTGAACTCCATATGCTACTTGTCTTGCGGTTATACATATGTCATTCTTAACGCACCATTCAGCTGCTTTGAGTTCGTATGGCGTCATAGTATAGTCTTTCTTTTTCTCTTTCTTTATTCCCATGGTAACGATTCTTCTTGCATTACATCTACGTGTGGTACAAAACTTCCAGACTTCGGTTCCCATTTGAAGAATGCTTCAGCACCGTTCTCACCAAGGTTCTGGAATTTAACCTTTAATACTTTTACTTTAGTTGTCTTTGCATCGTAGTCTCTGTGAACTAACAAGCCGTGATAACTTGCATCGTACCATTCGCCACCACCCTTGATGTTATACATTGTTGGTTCTTCAATCTTACCATCTTTGTCTTTCATCATCTTAGTTGGGTGAGCAACTATAAATACTAGCGCATCGTATTTCTTAGCAAATGTTTCGATCTTCATTAAGTAATCCATAGTATAACGGTTCACATCATCTGATGTTGCGTTGATGTCTCTTACTTTATTATAAGGATCTATCACTAAGCATTTAATACCCTTGCGCTTTACAAGTTCAGCTCCTTTTCTTAATACAGAATCAAGATCGTACTTATCCATATCTATAAAAAAGAAGTTATCATTCACGTGTTGTGCCACTTCGTTCCATCTAACACCGCCGATATCATTTACGTTTGGCATGTCACCCCATACCTTACGCATTAATTTGTGTGCGTGTAAGTATGTCGGTTGATTTTCTGGAGATGCAAACGCGGCTTTCCATCCGTACTTTTGATTGTAACCTACAACCATTTGATCTACAAAGTCTGACTTACCAGAGGAAGGTATACCTGTCACGGTTATAAACTGCCCTGTGTATGTAGAGAATATGTCATCGAAGTTTTTAAGTCCAATCTGAAAGCCTGGTTTAAAGCCGTGCTTAACAAAGTCTGTAATTTCTGTTTCAATATCTTTAAACGTTGTTACATTTTCTAATGGAACAGGTCTAGCTTTTAATATAGCTTCATTAAGTTTCTTAGCGCCATACTTTAAAAGATATTCATTGGCATCTTTACAGTCTTCAAAGTCTGCTATAAAACAAGTCTCAGCACCTAGCCTACGAACCAACTCTTGTTGTAGTGTTTGTCCAGGTTCGTCCTTGTCAACAGCAAGTATTATTTTTTGTTTGTCTTCAAAATAATCAATACAGTTATCAAGATAATCTAAATTGTTATTTGTCAGAGTAGCACCATTTGGAACTGATATTGCGTTTTTAATTCCAGCTTCATGTAATGATAGTACATCCATTTCGCCTTCGGTTATAACGCAACTGTCATATCCTACGATGCTATTGATATTGTAAAATACTTTTTCAGCTCCTTTATATAGCTTGAAGTTTTTACGACCATCGCGGTATTTTACGTTTACGAGTTGATCGCCCATCCAATAGTTAAATTGGATCGTGTTCTCGGATTTGCCAGTCTGTGGCATAAATTCAGGACCTGCTGTAATTTTTAAACTGCGTATGGTTCCTTTAGATATACCTCTTTGTTTAAACCATTCAACAACTTTGTCACTTATCGTATCTTCTAATATGTCTATCGGCGTTGGCCTTACATATACTCTTTCGCTAGCTCCTTTTCTCTGATATGTGTGTAGTTGAAATGTGTCGTTGCAATTATGACAAGTACCGAGACCACGTTCCCAATCGTATGATGCACACTTTGCGTCTTTATTTTTGGGTTGCCTGTCGTGAGAACACAGAGGACAAATCCCCTGTGTCTTACCCACGTCAAGCCCATACTGATTGAAGTTATCAATCAAGAATCCATTGATCTCTGTTGCTTGCATGTTTGATTATATTAGAATGGCAAATCGTCGTCTACTACTGATTTCTGTGGTGGCGAACTCATCTGAGCTCCTTGATCCCGTGGCGCTGCTTCCACGTTAGATCCATTAGTCCACACTACCTTAACATTGCCTAGATAAACTTTATCCATCTTAGCTTCGCGTTCATCTTTATCTTGCTGAACAGTGATTGGACCTTGATTTCCGAAGTTATCTAACTCATCATTCAACGTTATCGTAATTGGTAGATACTTACCTTTTTTACCGTTGATGATTTTTTCTTTTGGGATCTTGTTCAGATCAATACTTGCTGCAATAATACTTGCCATTTACTTGGTTAAATTAATTTGGTTAAACATATGTTTTAGTTGTTTCTTTGTTGCACTTGTGTTACGCCGTAGATTATCAACAGCTTTAATGTGCGTTTGTTTAGGATAAAAATCCGTTAGTGGTGCTTCAATACCTGTTACGGTACATACTCTGGTTTGTGGTTTTTTACGTTTTAATTTCATAATCAAATTTAATATCATAAAGTTATTGTATTTTGTTTGTTAAAGGGTTTTGTTAATAAAATACTGGTTAGCATCGAAACCTTCTGTATTGTAGAACAATTCATATATGTCCGCTGCTTTTTCTACTTTGTCCTTACCACGTTGTAAGAACTCACTTGAACAATCGAACAGTCCGATTTGATGTGTGTTTTTATCTATAGCTATAAACACCATATCATATCCAAATATACTACTGTATATATAAGCTTGACTGTCGTAGTTGTATTTCCAAGCTGAATTTTTAAAAGCATTAATGTCGTTAGTAGTCTTTAAATCAACCACAAGTTTTTCGCTGTGGTTTATAATATCTGCTTTACCCTTCCACATTAATCCTGATAATTCTGTAATTCCAGGCTCTTCGTACGTTACATCACCAGTTCTTATGAGATCATAGCATATTTGATTGTTTAATACTTTGTCTGAAAGTACTTCTATGTTATCAACCTCTTGTTGTAGTAGACATAACTCTCCACCTGAAATCTCCTTATATGCCTTGGTATTTCTAGAGGTGGACTGTATCACTTTATACTTCTTCAGTTTGTCTGGTTCAAGTATTGCTGTGTGAAAATAACCACCAACTAGAAACGCTGGGCTTGGTTGGCTTGGTTGCCCCAAGGCTAAAGGGTTACTGAATAGCGTTTTGATGTCACTGTTGCTTAGGTATTTCTTACCAAATTCCCCATAGTAGTGCTCATCATCACGCAGCTTGTTTATTACTTCTGCATTATCCATTTAGTTTTTTGAGAGCTAGATCTTGACCGCTGGTCAATTTGTATTTAGCTCTGATCGAATCTATCGAGCCTCCTGACTTGATATATTCTTTTGCTTTTTCAAAAGCTGCATCAGTCATTTCAGGTTTATCATCGTTGGACTTGCCGTGGTTATTAGTAGCGTCTGAATCTTGTGTATCGTCTATTAGAAATAGATTGCCAAGCGCATACTTCTTACCATAACTAGATGCTGATCCAAATTGCTGAGGTACTTGCATACCTTTCTGGTTTAGATCAACTCCAACTAATGCTTCGGCAGTTATGCTAAAGTCACCGTCGTTTAGTGATGCTGTAGTTTTAATAATAGGCATAGCACTATCACTAATTAACTCTTCTGTTATTGTGACTGTTACACCAAGCTCCTTTAAAAAGGGTTTTATTGCTTCAAGGATGTCTTCGGCTGCTCTGAAATAATATTTGCCGAAGGAATTAAATCTAGATTTCTTAGACTTGAATCTAGTTTGGATCTCAATTAACTTTTCGTTTAATGTCATTGGTTATTTTGGTATTTGGTTGTACTTATATAATTACACATAATTTTAATTTTTTAATATTTAATTTAAAGATAGTCAATCACTTGGGAGTGGTCTACATTCTCGATCAACTTGTTAACTGCTTGCTTTTTTAGCTGAGATACTCGCACGTAGGCGCTGTCACCTCTGATACCTATTTTCTCTGCAATTTTAACTGCTGGTAGTTTATCGCAGTCTAGTCCGTATGAAAGTCTCAGTACTTGATATTCTTTTTCATCTAGATGTTTCATTAATAAACTTTTTAAGTATATGTTTAATATCTCTTGATTGTACTCATCGTTGTCGTCTGGTATGTCGTATATTGGATCACCAGGTTCACGATCATCTATACTTAGGAATATAGAGTTAAAGAACATTGCAACCATCTTTTCATCTTTACCAAATGATTTTCTAATATCGTTTAGTTTATGCTCTGGTATACGTATATCTCCTCTGTGCGCATCGATCTGTCTGCGTATCGAACCTTTAATTCTTTTTGTCAAAAAAGATTTCATTGTTTGTTCTTTGTTTTCAGATTTAGCAAATACTTCCCAGTTTAATTTGTCAACTGCGCTTATCAAGCCTAAGTGTCCAAACTGTATTAAGTCTTCAACGCTAAGTGTACCTATTGCCTGTTGCGACGTTGGGAATTTCTTAGCAATATTCTCAACCAAAGGAATGAACTTAATAATCAATTCATCTCTACTGTATTTAGTGTAATCATCTTCATGATCAGGCAGTCTTTCTATTGATTTAGCTACATCGTTCTTGTAACGAGTGTAGTTTTGTAAATTATATTTCTTCATTTAATCTTTGTTTTTCTTCTTTTAATTGCTTAGACATATTACGATGCAACGTTCTAACTGTACACCCTATAGCCTCTGCTAGTTTATCTAATGTTATTTTTTCTCCTTCATGGTTTATTTCTAACATGCTAGAATATATCAAGTCTTCTGTGATTTTACTTCGACCTATAAGTTTACCTACTATACTAAGCTTCTCACTTATACTTAAGTATATTCCTGGTTTAAATATTACTTTCCTCATTTTGTTCGCTGGCGGCGATATTTTAGTCATGAAAACTTCTTTGATCATGCTGTTTAATGTTTTATTCTTAATGAAGAAAGTAACAAAACCATTTTCTTTGTCTGCAATAAATCTAAACACTGGTTCTAAAAACTCTTGTGTTTCATTATCGTTCAAGAACTGCAGTACAAGAAAGTGCCACTTAAGAGATTTGTATGTTGTTATTTTGGCTTTGCTCACAAACAAAGAGTAACATTGATGCGTACCATTTTCATAATACCAATACACGTCTGTTTCCGATGCTGATATATCTGACCATGGAAGGCATCGTGTTATTACCCTTCGATCATGTAGCCATTTTAAATTTCTTTCATGTGACATAAGCCCCTTACTAGTTATAATCTTATAGGCTATTGTCATAGCCTGGTGTTAACAAATATTAGTCTAAAAACTCAGTTGTGACAACAACACCATCAAAATACTCTTCTTTTTTGTAAGTAGATTCATTTTTCATAAAAATGATCATATCTGCTTTCTCATAATTACAAAAGTATATTGACTCGTTTCGTGCTGGTTTATTCACTCTGCCTCTTAACAATACGCCATAGTCTTCTTGAGACCTTAAGTTGTGCATCATGAATGAATCCATATTTGATAATTCAAACCTTGAGTCTACAGTCATTTGTACTTTACCAGTTGTATCTCCGTTGTACAACGCTTCATCCTGTGCATGCAATCCTACACTAATAGGTATTGCCAATGCGATTAATAATAGTTTCTTCATTTTATTTATATACATATTCTTTTTTACTTGCTACTGAATGTTTCTCTCCGACATAGTAATTCCAGTAAGCGATTACACTGTCACTATGTTTGTATTTATCTGGCATTGCTTGCGGTGGTTGTTTAAACCCACGCTTAGGTATTCTTGGCGGTAGTTTGTGTAATACATCTTTGCACTTTTGAATAACTAAATGATCTTTGCCATATCTGTTTTTATATTCCTGACCTAATGCTAACATATGAATGTATAACCATTCGTAATGCTCATTGCTTTCTCTAACCCATTTACTAGATGGATGGTTCAAGTGTGTCATCTTATATGGCACATCGTCATTTCCAAAGTAATGATGCGCTGTGCATAACATCTGTGCTGATTCAAGCACCATCTTAACTACATGCTTGTTGTACTGTTTTTCTGCTGCCTTCACTGGGCATTCGTCTAAATAAAATATGTTCATTCTTTTTTTTACTTTACAATTCTAATTTGATTAATATATCCTTTTGCTTCTGCGTATTTGCCATCTATGTTCTTAAGATACTTATTCTGTACCCTTACGTAATCCCTAAGACAGT